CACCTACCATCACAGCATTCATGCTATCATCAATAGTGATGTCTCTATCAATGGCTGGACTATTTTGATAAACACTACCTTTAATGAATCCAGTGCCGATAATATCATTCTCATTCATCAATATATTAGACTCATTCATCGTCAAATCACCTGACATATCAATTGAATCAGCATTGATAGTATTGGTGTTCATTGTCAAATCACCTGACATATTGATAGTCTTGTTTGATAATGTTTGTGTTTTCGTAAGTGTTACAATATCATTATCAGCAGAACCAGAGATGATATCAAGAGTTGATGTCTCTGGGATATCCAATGTATAACCATCACTCAGGGTTATATCACCAATCATCACAGCATTTGAAGAAGTATCAACCGTTATATCTCTATCAATAGTAGGACTATTTTGGAATAAACTTGCTTTGATATAACCAGTACCGTCGATATCATTCTCGTTCATCGTCAAATCACCTGACATATTGATCGTTTTATTAGTCAGGGTTTCTGTTTTGTCCTTTAGGTAACCAAGAGATTCTGGAGTTACTGGCAGGGAATCATCAGTTCCCTCAAGAACTTGATAACCTGTTGCGGTACTTAATGAAGATCCAGTTCCTTCAATAACACTCAAGACTGAAGTCCCATCAATAGTGATATCATAATTACCAGTAGCAACATCACCTATCATTACGCCATTTATATTTTCATCAACGGTTATATCTCGTGATAATGATGTTGCGTTCTGGTAAAGACTACCCTTTATAAATCCAGTACCGTCAATATAATTGGCGTTCATTGTCAAATCACCTGACATATTGATAGTCTTGTTTGATAATGTCTGGGTTTTATTCAGAGTGACTATATCATTTTCAGAATCATTGCTAACAATATTGAGGGATGAAGAATCTGGTATTGAAATTGTATTGCCAGAGTCTAATTTCACATTTCCAGCCATCAAAGCATTTGAATCTGTTGCTACAACAATATCATAATCTATGGTTACTGGAGTTTCAAGATATGCCCCTGCTGATTCTCCTGCTGTACCATCCTCATCACTCTCTGATATTGATAAGAATATACATCCTTTTTTATTACCAAGACCTGGAGATAATGAAGTATTTCCTTGGACACAATATCCTAAGAATACCTTACCACCCAAACCTTTGTCGTTTGTTATCGACCCAGCAGTGGTACTTGAAAGATATAATTTATCACCTGAAGCGAGAACTATTGAACCTTCAGATGGTCCAGTTGCTGTGGTATCATAATCAACAAATCCCGATCCACAAGCCACTTTATCACTTGATAAACGAATACCTATTGGGTTGTTTATATGCCCAGAACCACCAGAATCGGCAGGTCCATACTGGTGATTAGTACCAGTTTTATATACAATATCATAATCAGAACCAGATGAAAATGTTGCTTGTTCATCAAAATATTGTCCTTGGTATGATATGTTTTCAACTGGTTTTCCTTGTCCAGGATTGACTACATAAATACCAGCCTTTTCGATGGCGGTTTGTATATCCTGATGTGCTGTGGAATCATCGTTGTGATCGTCTACATTACTTGTGATTCCAGCACCTCCACCCAATGCCAATGTTGTGTTGGTTCCATCACCTCCAAGTGAAATACCAACCCTTATTTTTCTTTGTGAAAGACCTTGAGGATTGTATAAATGCGTTTTAGTCCATACTACTCCACCATCAGTGACTGTTGTACCAATATCTCCACGACTCCATGTTGGTTCAGGTAAACTACCAGAAGTTCCAGGATCAGTTACTTTCCAGATATATGCTACACCATCTTGATCTGTTTTCAATAATACATTATCATTTATATAGGATGAAGTGGCATTCCATGTTGTAGGAATATTGCTATGATAACCGACTTTTTTCCATGTCAGTTCATTATCAGTGACTGTTGATGTTTCTAAATCTCCACTAATCCATGTTGGAGTACCTCCACTTGATACACCTTCAGTGTCTGGAGAACCTGAAGATGAACTTACTTCCCATATAAAGGTTACAGTATCTTGGTCTCCAGAATCATTGACTGTTGCTATTATTCTTTCACCGACTTGATATGTTGTGTTTGCTGTCCTCTCATCAAAATCAGTAGCATACGTCCCAGCAGTTTCAGATGAAAGATAAACTATTTTACCTGATGTGAATGTTGATTGTGGTAATAATGCTTCTGGGACATTTACCATACCAGATGAAATTACAAAGTTTGTGAGTAGACTACTTCCACCATATAACCCACCTGATGTTCCGGTGGCAGTCATTGTACCTGAAAGACCGTATTCATCTCCTCTATCAACATCAGCAATACCGATCATGTATTCAGCATCAGTATCGTTTGCTATTGCTTTTTGGTAAATACCAGTCGATTGAATATATACTGGGCTACCAGTTGCCACTCCTTCAGCAAACGCAACATTCTCATCAAAACTCTGACCTCTATAATCATGACTGAAATCTGAACTGTGATTATTGACATATAATCCTGCTTTGGATAATATATCCCACATTTCATTCGGTACTGGAGAATCATAAGTTCTTATTGTACTGATGAGAATATCACTTGAATCGTCCGTAATAAAATAACAAATTGACCTTCTTGAATCATCATCACCAACACTATATGTACCTCCAGTGATATAATCACTGTATGTTTCGTGGTCGAATGTTACAATACCATCACCGACTGAAGCAGGTGATGCGTTAGCAAACACTATATAACTTGTGTTCGCAGTCAGGGGTGATGGTAGATCAAAGGTATACGTAGTTTCTGGGATTACAAACCCTCGCCCGTTATCACCAATACAGATTAAACCAGGTGGTATTAAGATACTTTTAGTATCATCACTTGATGTATCGTTTGGAACAGTACTCACTCTTGTGATACTATTTTTTAGAGATAGGAACCCTCCAGACTGGGCACCTATAGCAAATCGTTCAGTAACTGCCATATATTATTCCTTTTTATGCGAGTTTTGTCCAGTCATCAACAGAAAAAGTAACAGAAAGATCCATTGAAGAATCAACAGTATCTTGATCCATTTCAACTGCTCCTACTGATGTTGGAAAACACCCGATAAATTGATATTTTGAAATTTCTTTATTGTCTAGTCCCATAACCTGAACTTCAATGTCTGATTTATATGTTCCGTAATCACCACGTGTATTCGTAATTGGATTAGTTGTTGAATTAAACCATGTTTCAAACGCCAGTCTCATGTTAAGACCTTCATCCAAAAGAAATACAATTGTTAAGTCATCTATAGTAATATCTCCACCTTGTTTATGTTCCATTCCAAACCAGTTTGAAATAATCTCGCCATTTGTTTTTGTTGGAAGAGGCAATGATTTTACTAGGTATTGATAATTAGTGGGTAGTCCAATAGTGGTAGCATTGCTGAACGTGACTAAAAATCTATTTGATCTTACAAAATTACCTGTAATAGAATCTTTGAATTCAGACAGGGTAAAAGTTGTTGGCATAATTTTTCTCCTTTATATTTTGATTGATTATTATTTCAGCATTATGCCAAACTTACTGTTGCCTCGCCTGTTGATTCTGCTTCAGAGTTGCTCCAGTATGACATTGAGAAACTAACTGATATGTCAGAAATAGAACCACCACCATCTTGAGTTAATGTAATAGGTGTTATTGAAAGTGGATATGCTCCGTGTATAAAATAAGAACCAACTAATCCATTGTTGGCATCATATTTCTGGACTTTCAATACTGCTTTATATGTATCTGTGTTATTCAAAAATCCATTGCCTCTTACATTGTCTGATATTGAAGCGACCGTTTCCGACCAATCTTCAAAATAGTCTATAAGACTCCAATCTGCTGGTGCTCTAAAAGTAGCGTCAAATGTTCCATATTTTGGTTCCCCTGCTAATTTCATTTGTCTACCAAACCATTGGACTTCTATTTTTTCATTTGTTACTTCTGGAAGTCCAGCAGTTTTTATGAGAAACTCATAATTATTTGGTAAAACTTTTGAATTTTTTAGGGTGGGTTCATTGACAATACTGAGCAAAAATCTATTTGGTCGTGCCAGAGCTTTCAGATTTGATGAAAACTCATTAAGTGTAAATCCTGCTGCCATTATATTCTCCTAAATCTTTTTGTGTATTATGTTTTATTTATTGTGGAAATAAAAAACAATATTTCCACAACCAGAACTCTTTTAATATGAAAGAGCATACAAATAAATATATGCTCTTTATATCATTTATGCCAATTCAGAAAAGTTAGCATCTGAACGAGTAACCAAGAAATTAATCTGGATAAACTCAGCAACCTTAACAGGTTTGACAAAGATATCAATAATTAATCCATTAGAATCAATAATTTCAGCAGTATTGTTGGATTCATCACAAACCACTAAGAAATCATATAAACCACGTCTGCTTTTTACACCAGACAGATAAGGATTGATAACACCAAGAATCAAGTTTCGTGTAGCAGAATCATTAAATTCAAACATAAATGGTCGCATTGCTTTCACGATTGCTTGTTCAATTGTTAACATCAAACGTCTAACATTCAAACGATCAAGTGCTGATGCTGTTCCTGTAGTAGTTTTTTGTCCCATTACAAGACCAATACCTTCTCCAGCAATACTAACAACTGGGTTGATTGCGTTTGTATAAAGAGCATCACGTCCTGCTTTATTTGGATTGTAAGCAAGTCTAATAACATTCTTCATTACACCACGTTGTGTTCCAGCAGCAGCCCACCAAGGATCAAGATCAGAATCTGTTTGAGCAATAAGACCACAGATATCACCAATGACTGGTAGATAACGATTAATACCGTTATACTTGTCATACTGATATTTCATATTACCATAAACCGCAGAATATGTTGAATAATCAGTAAAGATTGGTGCTGAAGTATCAGTGTTACCAAACTTGTTCTTCAAATATGTAGTACCTTCAGAACTTGTCTTACTTACCAATTCAGCGTCATCGAATGGAGCAACAATAGCAACTGCATCACGTCGATCAACAGCAACACTGGATGCTTTATTCAAAGCAGTTTCATGTGCCATAAACAGATTAATTCCAATCGTATCAGGGTCAGAGATTTCGTCAAATGCTTGTTCAATATCACCTTGAGCATAATTTGAAGCATCATATGTAGCAGGAAACTGATAAGTTGAATCACCAGCACTTCTAGGATAAACACTATCATAATCAGAGTGATGTAACATAGGCAAAGCACCTCCACCAGTGTTCACTACTGCGTCAGTTCCAGAAGGAGAAGAACTCATCTTACAATAAACATAATCAGAATCATTTAACATGACATTCTCAACATAAATAATTCTACCCAATGTATCTTTTCCTGTAGCAGAATAAGAACAAAGATGACTTTCAAGCAATGTAAATGATCCATCATCTTCCAATTTATAAATCGCAACAGCAAATTCAGAATCAGAGAAAGAAGGACGTTGTTCAAAGATTGAAGACCATGCTGTAGATACATCAGAAGAAACATTTTGCTCCCAAGCACTATCAGATGAAACAACCGCAACTCCAATATTTTGTGTGTTTGCCACATATTTGTTGAAGAATGCTAGTTTAATCGTATCAACAGTTCCAAGAAAACTTTCAAATCCAGACTCTGGTAAACTATTTGTTACTGTAGGAGACGTAACAAGTTGAACTGTATCAACAGCAACAGTAAGACCTCCACTTGATGTTAAATCACCACCAGTAATCGTTAGAGTCTCACCTGACTTATAAAGACCAGTAGCATCACCAGACAATGTAAGAATCTGACTAGAAACACTAGCAACAGCATAAGTAGCACCAGATTCATCACCGACCAATGAAGTAGCGGTAGTTCCAGAATCAATGGTTCCAACAACAGTTAATTTAGTCGTTGCGAAATTCCAACCGTCCCAAAGAAACATTCCACCTGCTTCAGTCTGGTTCATCGTAATAGTTCGACTTCCAGCACTTCCAGCCATTGTGAAAGCATCAACAAGAGTTCCAGAATCTGTTACCTGTACAACCAACGATGATGCTGCTTGTTCAGTAAGTTGAAGTCCACGAAGTTTAGTCAGGTTAACCCACTCAGTAGTTCCTGTTTTATAAATACCAATCCGTCTGCTTGAAAGACTATCAACAGTAAGACTTCCAATCGTTTGCTCAGCAATAGTTTCATTGAACATATTTGCTTGCTCCCATCCCTGATACGTAGCAAGTTCAACACTTGTTTTTGTAGGGATGATAGTTGGTGATGATGTCAATAACATCGTTCCAGTTCCTGAAATAGCAACTGTATTATCAGAACCAGTTACCCATGTTCCCTGAACATTTTTTACGATTGCGGTATCAACGCCTGAACCACCATCTGTAGCAGAGACAATTGTACAAGTAGCATTTGAGGTTGATGTTGAAGTGAGTGTCTGTGTAAGGATATCTCCAGCAACTGGAAGTGTTCCCCATGTAGCAGTGGCAAAAGTAATCAACATATATGTATCACCACCAGCCAATGCCAATGCTGTGTTTTTTGTTGCTTTTGCTGTATCTATTGGGCGCACAACTTCAAGAGTGCTTGCGTACTGAAGAAAATTATAACAATTAAACCAATCTTTGTAGTTATAATTTGTTGGTTCTCCAAACTTATCAACTAATTCTGCTTCTGATGTAATACTGGTAGCAACAAAAGCAGGTCCACTTTCTGCTCTTAAAACTGCCCCAGTAATTGAACTTGGTAGATTACTAACAGTGAAGGATAAATTCTTCTCTGTATATTCTACTGACGGGCTCAAACTTAGTGCCATTTTTTCTCCTATAAAATTAAATTTAAAATAATATCTTTTTTCTCATTATGTGAGTTATTTCCAAAAGTTTGATTGTTCATATTCTCTTGCCTCATCTTGACTACTAAACATATCAATTGGTATACTATCATCGTATACCTCAGTTGGATTTTGAATCTCTACTTTCTTCTTATTTAGAAGTTTTCCACGTTCCTCTTCATACTCATAATCCTGTAGGAAAAATAAAGTATGAATCAGTGACATCACTAAATCGTCTGAGCAACCTTTATCAGCCTGGTATGAGTTGCCTTTCTGTACAAAGGTTGAAATCTCGCTGATTGTAGCAAAATCATGTAAAACTAATTTGCTTTCTTCAATCAACATTTTCAAATTCAGACAACCAATCTTTTTCGTCTTAGTTGTTGTTCTGAAACCATTTGTACCAGGTTTTTCTGAATATACCCCTTCATACTCATATTCGTATAAAAGAGTATCACAAATACTAATCCCAATTTGGTCATTGTTTTCGATAAACATGGTTCCTCCATTATAGTAGTTCCCAAGAATTGATAAAAACTCTGGTAACTGAAGATAATGAATGCCAGTATTTATAGAAAAACTACAAACCTGCTCATACGGATATGTGGT